TAGGGCGAGGCCGGTGTAGAGTTTATGGGGGAAATTTTGCGTCCGTCCGCTGGGTTGTTTTCGACGGGGGCTGAGGGTGATTCGTGAAGTTGCTTTCATGGTTCGGTGCCGGAAGCCGTCCGGCGCGGGTTGAATTTTTATGGATTTTCGAGGCCATCCGCTTTGTTTTATTCCGGCTCGGGGGTAGTTACCGGCTGGCCGTCCACCAGGGCGGGGAGGATTTCGGCGTCGTCCTGGGCGAGCTGAGCCTCGGTGGTGTGGCCGGGCTGGAGGTCGAGACGATGAAGCGCCGCCTCCATCGAGGAGGCGGCGCGGGTGAGTTGGTCGGGGGTCATTCGATTATTAGCGGTTCGGATTTATCAATTATCAGATGAGTTTTTGCCCATTCGGGGTTGATTCCGCCTTTTTCAATGAGCTGGCGTTTAAGCTCCGTTTCAAATGAAGGCTTGACGGCCTCTTCTGCGTAAACGCTGAAACGGATGTTCCCTCCGACCGTTGTGCCTCGGTTGTGTTTGCCGGCGGGAGTGTAGCCGATAAATGCGCTGTATTCGCCGAGCGTTTGGTCTTGGCTCCAGGATTCTAAATTGCAGGTGCGGGCATAGCCGGTTTTGCCGTATTTTTTGCGAGCCATGCGGTCAGCAAAGATTTCGGCCGCCTCGCTCATGTTTTCTGCCGTTACTGCCCGGCAGCCTGATGTTGTGTATTTTTTCATTTTGTTGGAACGATAAATTTTGCAACCAGTTTTCCGAGCGTCAGGGTTTGAAAATCGGGGTCCTCGTCCTCGCCGTCCCATTTGTAAATCTCATATTCGTGGCGGGTGTTGCTTAATCTTCCGCCGTTGTCGTCCCAGTCCCAGCGCCGGAGCACTGCGAGTTCTCCCCATATTGCCTGGCCTGCATTGTGAGGGTTGCCCTGGTCTTCCGGTGGCGTTATGTAGGTGAGGCTTTCGATTTCGTCTTGTTCTTGTGGTGATAGTGTTTTCATTTTTTGGCTTGGTTTGGTTGGTTTTTTGGTTGGTGTCAAAGCTGAAAATAGATTGAACTGATTCAGTGCTAAAATAATTACCGACGGGGTTTTTCCTGCCTTGGAGCAAGAAAACCGAACTTTCCTTGGTAGTAATGGGTAGCCAAGTAAATGGCATCGTGCATTTTTTCAATGGGCAAGAAACGATCAATGTATGACTGCCGTCCACGCAAGAGCAGGGAATAAAACCCATGCTCCGCGAGGTTGTCGCACTCCCTGCGCCTGCCAGTATTTACTTCCTCCAGCACCACAGTTGACCAATCGTAGGGGATTTGCCCGCGATCTGTTACCCAATATGATGGGGTTTGTGACCACTTTTGGACGATTCTGAACTTTCCGTTTCGAGTGTAGCGTTTTTGTGAAATCATATTAGTCCAAAGTGAAAAGCAGTTTCATCCGCATATATTTTCGCAACTGCTGCTTGCATAGCCATTGCTGGATCAAGGACAAGTATTGGTTTGCCAGTATCGTCCTTCCACTCGCCTTCGGAAAAATACGCAAACCCTATGCAAATAAATACGGTTGGTGTGTAAATCAATTTGCCGTCTATGTCTTCTTCTGGAACTTCTTTCAACTCACAATAGAAATATGCACCAGGTCCATTTCTGTATCCGATTGCGAACTCATTATCGGAGTGAATCGGATCAATGGACATGATTTCCATATCTGCTCCGAGTGTTGTTTTAGCAAACTCATCTGCAAGTTTGCGAAGTTCTTGTAGTTTGGAGGTTTTCATTTGTTGTTGGCAACAGAAAATTTCATAGAAAGTTGAATCTCCATGAATTTTTGAGCGGCAGTGTTCCTGTAATTGTATTCATACATCTCTCCAATATCATCATTATAAACGGCATAAACAGTATATTTCCATGCAGTTCTTCGGCAGATTGAATTGGTTTGCTCGACCATAATTTCTATCATGCCGTCAGATGACCGGATAATGTCCTGCACAGGATTTGCTCCTTCGTATTTCTCGCCACCCTCGTATTTCTCAATATCGAACGACCATGTTTTGTCTTTAGTCTCAAGCCACATAGGTCCGAAAACTTTTCCGTATAAAAAAACCAGTTCATCATACATTCCATCAACTGCTTCGCTTTGTGTTTTCATTTGACCTCCTCCTTGATACCCTTGGTTCCCCAAAACGGTTCTTTGAGGTTTGGTTTGTCGATGTTTTGGACTCCCTCGCCAAAACATCCTGAGTGGTGAAATGCAGTGATCCCGGCCCGGCGGAAGGCATGCATCAGGTTTCTGCGTGTCTCGTCGTTTTTTACCAGTAACTCGATGGTCTCCTCACCGGATTCGGTTTGGAGATCGACAGACAACCAAACTTGTTGCCTGAACTTCTCTGCATCTTCGCAGATTTTTTTGAGGTCTTGCAGTGTTGACATTTTCTTCTGTGCCGGATGCCGTCCGGCGCGGGTTTGTTTGGTTCGAGGTGCCGCCTCGGCGGGCGGGCCGTTTGTGGCCTGCGGGATTAAATCTATGGAGAATTAAAATGAGGGCAAGAGAAAATTTTGTTTTTTGCGGAAACTTTTTTTTGAGATTTTTGTTGACAGGTGCGGAGGCCGATGGAATGGGGCTCTGCGGGTCAGCGGGATTTTTTCTGCGTGAGGGTGCGGGCGTCGGCTCGGAGGGAATCGAGGAGGGGATTGACTGCGCCAGGGCAGACGATGGCGATGTGCTGCGGGGGCATTTCGGAGGGCTGGAACATTTCGATGGCTTGGGCTCCGTTTGGCCAGCGGGCGCGGAAATAGTGGGTGAGAGCTCCGGTTTCGGGCCAGCGTGGGCGGCCGCCGAATGTGGTGTCGGGGCGGATTTTTAGAGTGACGGGGGCAGCGCCGAGAACATTCCCGTTCCAATCGACAATTCCGCCGGGTGGGCTGGTTTCGATGAGGATTTCCATGGGGGCATGGGCGGCGATGGCGCGGGGTGCGTAGGTCTCGCGGGGGTCGGGCTGGGTGGCGCAGCCGGTGAGGAGAACGGCGAGCAGGGCGAGAAGTTTTTTCATTGTGGCTGGTGGCTGGTGGCTGGTGAGGTCGTGGATTTGGCCTATCCAGCCGGGTGGGAGTTTTTCCCTGTAGCTGTTGAGGGCGTAGAATCGAAACTCTCGGACGCTCTCAGGGTTTTGACACCAGCAGGGGCTTGCGGGCTCTGGGGTGAGGCTTTTCCCGTTTTTTGGAAGCTGGTTGTTTTTTGTTGTTTAAATACGGCGTGTTCTTTTGCGGCGTCGGTAAGGGCAGCGCGAGCCCAGCCGCCTTTGGTCATGCCGCTCTCAGCGGCTAGGCGTGTGATTTCTTCAAATGTCGAACTATCGACCGAGGTGCTGATGAGAACGGAATCCTTGCCGGGTCCGTTGGTTTTTTTGGGCATGGAATCAACTTCAAAGATTTTCAAAGTTTTTCAATTTTTTTGTTTGACGCTTATAAGAATTCTTATAAGAAATCTTGCAACTGGGGTGAATGCCCCAGGCAAACAAAATGAAAACTATTCAAACGCAAGTCCCCGCAGAGGTTGATTTGATCATCACCGCCCTGGCCAAGCGCCAGATGGTGAGCCGGGCCGCGATCGTGCGGCAGTTGTTAGTCAAGGCGGTCGCTAAGTCCAAGGCACAGGAGGCGGCATTGTGAAACGGCGTCGCCTTTTTTTTGTTGAGGGTTTAAATGCCTTTCGGCATCGGGTCGGGGAATATTTCTGGGCTTTCACCTCCGGCGAGGCTCGGGCGCTCTTTTTTGCTCAATTCGGCAGCTACCCGAACAAGGTGGAGGTGGAGAAATGAGTGGCGCGGATTTTTTAAGGCTGGCCGGGTATGCGTGGGAGTTTGCCTGGGCAATCAGTCCGGCGGTTTTTTTGGCGGGGTTAAGCTGGAGGGTGTCGAGATGATCGAGAAGCATTATTCGCCGTCTGAGCTGGCGAAGATCCTGGGGATTTCGCGGGCGGGGATGCACCTCCGGCTGCATGATGGCACATTCGGCCATGTCCGCCTCGGGGATCGGGTTTTGATTCCTGAGAGCGAGGTCCAGCGGGTGCTGGATCAATGCCGGATCGAGGGTGCGCATGCCCGGCCAGCGCGGCCAGCGCACCGGCGCAATCTTTTCGCTCACGCCTAAGCCATGCCGGACCCTGCCGCCGATCCGGCTTTTTTTTGTGCCCAAAATTCTCATGGGGTGAATACCCCATTGCAGGCCGTGGAGGCTGCCGCCCTCGCCGCGCCTTTTCTTTTTTCTGAGGAGGAAATCGGGGCTGAGAGATTAGAGGCAACTGGAGAGTTCAGCGGGGAGCGGCTACTGACTCGGAGGCCGGAGGTTTATCGGGCCATTTGCCGGATGAGTGCCGAGGGATTGAGCATGTCGGCCATGGCTCGGGCGCTTGGGGTGAGCCGTAACACGGTGGCGGCTGTCCAAGAGCGTGAGGGAATTTCTATAGAGCAGCATAAAAAAGAGTTACTGCGCAATGTGCGCACGGCTGCCCGGCTGTCGGTCGAGCGGGTCGTTGAGTTGGTGCCTTCGATCACCAACGCCAAGGATGCGGCGATTGTTGCGGCTGTCATGGTGGACAAGCTCCAACTCTTGAGCGGCGAGGCCACCGCCCGGGTCGAGCGGGTCGAGGTTAGCCAGGACAAGCTCGCCGAGATGCTGGCCTCGCTGCCGGTCCTCGAGGCCGAGGTGCTGCCGCTAACCGGTCCAAGCGACGCCGCGCCGGAACAAAAGGGGACCGCTGCCCTGCCCGCCGATGCTGCCGGATTGGCTGGCTCTGATTCGTTATCAGATGTTTTGCCCTCCTTTACAGATAGAGGCGAGGCGATGTCTGCCACTTTGTCCGCCACTTCGCCCCACGCCGCCGGTGCCGAGCCGGTCGAGGCCGAGGCCGGGCTGGTCGATCAGGAGGGGGGGGAGGGGGTCGCGGATTTTGCACCCCCCCCATCACAACCCACTGGTTTGGGTTCACAGAAAATTTTTGACAAAGGGGTCTCGTCTGCCCCGCAGGACGCTTCGGATTCATCAACCCTACCATGAGCAATAAAAAACAAAAAAACGCCGCGCCGGAGCCTTCTCTGGCTCAGGACACGCCGACGCCTCCTGCGCCGGAATACATCAATGCCCGCCTCCTTGGGCATGAGCTAAACAAGCAGTTCCTCACGCTCTCCGTTCCCGATGGGTCGGGGGGCTTCACCCGCGCACGGATGCGTGTTCCGCTCCGCCTTTCGCATTGCTTCAAAAAAAACGCCGTCGTCCGTGTGCGCCGCACGAACGATCCACTTGTAGTCGAACCCTTTCCCTCGATTTTATGAAAAAACCACCCGTCACCCTCTATACCACCGCCTCGGAATCAGCGGCTTTGTTCCGCCGATTTCTGGAAAAACAATCCCCCCGCATCACCGCTGCCTCGTTCTTGGCTGCCTTTCGCGCTCGCCGCGCAAGGAGGTCCGCATGAAGTCGCGTCTTGTCGTCATAGATACCGAGACCGGCGGCCTCGATGCCGAGCGCCACGCCCTCCTGAGCGTCGCTGCCGTGGATAGCAGCGATGGCGAGGCGTTTGTCGGCCTGATCCGCCCCCATGCCGATTGGATTACCGAGCCCGAGGCGTTGGCCAAGAACGGCTTCACCCTTGAGTTTCTGCAAAAAAACGGACGCCCTGAGCGCGAAGTCCTCCAAGACCTTGCCCTCTGGCTGGCCCAGCGCCGGTTCAGCATCCTCGCCGGGTGCAATGTCGCCTTCGACCGCGATTTCCTCAAAGCCGCCTTTGCCCGTTACGGCATGACCTGGCCCATGCACAAGAGCATCGACCTCCAAGCCGCCGCCTGGCTCGCCTACGAAGCCGGTCGGCTCCCGCTCCCCGAGGGCAAAGACGGCCTGCCCCGCCTCAGCCTCGACCACATCGCCGCCACCATGGGCTTCTCCCGATCCAGCAGCGTGCACAACGCCCTCGAAGACGCCCTCATGACCACGGCCTGCCTCCGCCGCCTCATCGACCGCCTGCCCGCCCCCACCATTGTATGAAAAAAAACGGCCAAGAATTTCTCGAAGTCCTCGACGACCGCGACGCTCGGGCGGGTTGGAAGCTTACGGGCGGTGGCCGCGACATTGACCGCGCCTGCGCCCGCTGGCTCGAAAAACACACCCCCCCCTCCAAAAAGAAAAAACGCCGCTTCGGCAATTACTAATTATGAACTGGATTAAAATGCGTAGCAATCTTTGGAACGACCCCCGCGTCACCAAAATTTGCGACATCACAAACAAGCCTGAGCGCGAAGTGATCGGCTGCCTGTATTGGCTCTGGGCCATGGCCGACGATCAAAGCGTTGACGGGCGGCTTGACGGCTTCTCTGTAGCAGCTATCGACCGCAAGACCGGATTCAAAGGCATCGGAGCCGCCTTGGTAAAAGTCGGCTGGCTTTTAGAAACTGAAGACGGCGTGGAGATTGCACGCTTTGACGAGCACAACGGAGCCTCCGCAAAACGCCGCGCTTCCGAGGCCAAGCGTATGCAGTTCGTTCGCAAGCCCAAGGAAACTTGTTCGCAACCCATGCGAACGGAAAGCGAACACCATGCGCAGCTAGATAAGAATAGAATAGATATATCCCCTATAGTCCCCACAGGGGACATGAATTTGGAAGTCGAAGAAACTCCCAAACCCGAGGAAACACACCCCCACCTCGCCCGGCTCCGCGCCCTCTTCCGCATCCAGCCCTCCACCCCGCTCGATACCTCCTCCCTCCGAGCTTGGGAGAAAAATAAAAAAAGCGCGGCGGCCCTCACCGAAGACGAGTGGCGCACCCTCGAATGGGCCTACCGGCAAAAAGAAGGCGTGGCCGCGCAGTTCCGCCGCAAGGATTTATCCACCCTTTTGAATAACCTCCTCGCCGAAGTCACCCGCTCCGGCGAGTGGGCCGCCCGCTCCGGCTACCACCCCAGCGCCGCCACCACCGCCCCCGTCGAACCCGCTGGCTGGCGCGACCTTATCGAGACCGAACACCCCGAATGCAACCTCACCACCTGGGCCGCTCTGCCCGACAGCATGAAAGCCTGGGTGCGAGAAAAACAACGCGAACTTTCCGCAGCCTAAACAAAACAAAAACAACATGATCAACTACATCGAAAACATCCAAGAAGCCACCGACGGCCCCCGCGTCGTCACCCGCCACTACCCCGATTGCATCAATGATTTTCTCCGCTGGCAAGTCGGCATCTACACCGCCCGCCCCGTCGAAGAACCTCTCTACGAGACCATTTACGACGAGAATGGCCAGCCCATCCTCACCGAGTCCGACGCCATCCAGCACCGACTCATAGGCTATGAGACGAACCCCACCGTCTTTGTCAAAGTCTTCCACCTCCTCGGCTTCGGCGCAGATTTGAAAATCGCCACCGCCGCCGCCTCACCCAAGCTCGCCGCCCTCGCCGCCTGATGAAAAGCTCCCTGCCCGAAAACCTCCTCGCCGAGCGAGCCGTCCTCGGAGCCGCCATCGCCGATGGCCGCCACGCCGATGCCGTCCTCGAAGTCGTGAGCCCCGACCAGCTCACGCACCCCGCCCACCGCCTCATCCTCTCCTGCCTCGCCACCATGCGTCAGGAGGCCCGGCCCGTCGATCTCATCCTCGTCACCACCGAGTTGGAAAAACTCGGCCAGCTCGAAGAGTGCGGCGGCCACCACGGCCTCACCGATCTCGTCCAAGACCTCGCCGTCACGGCGAACTGGCGCTACTACGCCGTCGAAGTCCTCGACATCTGGCGACGCCGCGCCATGCGCTCCGCCGCCCTCGCCATGGCCGAAGCCGCCAACGACCCCGCCCTCGCCACCGACGACGCCATGGAACGCTGCGAAGTCGCCCTCTATGGCCTCCGCGAGCAATCCACCAGGGAAAACCCCGTCTCGCATTGCAAAACCGCCGTCCTCGCCGCCGTCGATCACATCGAGAAAGTCTATGCGAACCGAGGCCAATGCGTCGGCCTTTCCACCGGCATCCACGACCTCGACCGCTCCACCGGCGGATTCCTCGGCGGCCAGATGATCATCATCGCCGCCCGCCCCGCCTGCGGCAAATCCGCGCTCGGCATGCAATTCGCCCTCCACGCTGCCATGGAGGCCGCCGTGCCCACCCTCGTCTTCTCCGTCGAAATGCCTAGCACCGAACTCATGGTCCGCGCCCTTTGCTCCGAAGCCGGGGTCGATCTCCAGCGCATCCGCGACGGCTTCCTCGGCACCGCCCAGCTCTCCGGCGTCGGAGCCGCCGCCGGGCGACTCGCCCAGGCCAAGCTCTACCTCGACGACACCCCCGGCCTCACCGTCGCCCAATTCCGCTCCCGCGCCCGCCGCGCCAAGACCCAGCACGGCCTCGGCCTCATCGTCGTCGATTACCTGCAATTCATGCACGGCAGCAGCAAGAGGGCAGGGGAGAGCCGCGCCCTCGAAGTCAGCGAGATCAGCAAAGCCATCAAGACCACCGCCAAGGAGTTAAACATCCCCATCATCGCCCTTGCCCAGCTCAACCGCGACGCCGACGAAGGCTCCAAGCCCAAGCTCTCCAACCTCCGCGAGTCCGGCAGCATCGAGCAAGACGCCGACACCGTTTTGTTGATTCACCGCCTGGATAAAAACAAAAAACGCGACGCCGACGAAGAGCCCATGGATCACAACACCTTGCTCATCTTAGCAAAACAAAGAAACGGCCCCACCCCCGAGATCAAGCTGAACTTCATCGGCCAGCACACCGTCTTCCGCAATGTCACCGAAAAACAATACAGCAACAACCAGAACGAAAGACAGAAATGAAAAACACCGAAACCAACTCCATCATCACCTGGTCGCCTGCCAAGCGCGGCCTGCCCGATAGCGACATCACCGTCCTCGTCCACCTCGCCGATGGCGAAGTCTGGACCGGCTTTCACGATGGCGAGGTCTGGCGATTCGTCTCCGGCGACCGCATCGAGTCCCAAGTCGTCCATTGGGCACCATTCCCCGAACCGCCCACCACCCCGCCCGCCAAATGAAAAACACCCTTGACCCCGAAATCGCCTGTCCCGCCTGCCGCCGCGAGTGGCAGGACCACCCCGGCGTCGCGCATACCTGCCGACTCGCCACCGAGTTAGCCGCCAGCCTGCGCGACATCCTCACCTATGTCCGCGCCCCCGAATACTCCCGCGACATCACCGAGCAGGAAATCTTCTTCGACGCGGTGGAAAACGCCCGCCGCCTCGTCGTCAAAGCCGGGCATTTCCAAGACTATCCCCCCGAGCCCCATCCATGAAATTGACCACCGAGGACACAGAGAACACGGAGCAGGCTACGCCCGAGACGGATGACCAGCCAATCATCTACGCAATCAATGACAATGGCTACCAAGTGCCATGCGTTGATTTGGAATTTGCCCGCAGACTGGAACGCGAGCGGGACGAGGCGCGAAGGGATTTAGAGTTTCGTCGCAAGCTCTACAAGGTTCAGGAGGAGCTTTGGGATGTTACGCGTCGTCAGCGCGACGAGGCGCTGGACCAAGTGGAAGAACTCACAGCCGTCATCAAAGGGCTCCGCGCCATCATGCGACAGGATGCCACCAAATGACCTGCCCCATCTGCCAAGCCGAGACCGGCGTTGTCACTTGCCGGGCGGAGGGCCATCAAGTCCACCGCTTGCGCGAGTGCGCTGCCGGGCACCGCTTTTACACCTGCGAATTGCCCGCCGAAGGCCGGTATCCCTGGCCAAAAAAACCCGCCCCCAAACGCCCCAAGCCCAAACCCAAACAACAATCCACCCACTGGCTCGCCCGCATCGCCGCCTTCGTTTCCGCATGAACTCCCTCCGCGACTACCTCACCGCCCGCCGCTTCGATCCCGACCACGCCCTCAATCTCCTCCAAGACCACGGCATCATCTCCGACGAATGCGTCACCCCCGAAGATGTCGGCGACTCGGGAAAAGCCATCACCTGGTTAAGCCTCCGCGAAGATAAACTCCAATCCTCCTCTGTGCCCTCTGTGTCCTCTGTGGTCAAATGATCCCCCAAACCCCCAACCCCGTCATCCCCCCCATCGAAGTCGAAGGCCGCCGCGCCGATGGCAGCTTCGTCGTCCGCTACCGAGGCCAAAAGCTCGCCGCCACCGAGGCCCAACTTCTCGCCATCCACCGCGAGCGCGAGGAGCAAATCGCCCGCATGGTCGAAGACCCTTGGCGCTACGGCTGGCTGAACCCCGCCTGGCAACGAGCCGACAGCGCCTACGACAGCCTCCGCGAGAAATTCCCCAAAGGCGTCACCGAACTCCTGATCCTCGGCGGCAACCGCTCCGGCAAGTCCCGCTACTTCGCTCGCCGCGCCATGCAACACCTCGTCGAGAAGCCCGGCGCGAAAGTCTGGTGCCTCCAATCCACCGAAGCCGCCAGCATTCAAAACCAGCAGCCCTATTTGTGGGAATACCTCCCCAAAGAATGGAAACCCAGCGCCAGCGGCAAATTTAAAAAAGGGGCCGTCGCCAACATCACCTACTCGCAAAAAGGCGGCTTCACCGAGAACTCCTTCGTCCTGCCGAATGGCTCCCAATGCTGGTTCAAGTTCTACTCCATGGATGTCACCTCCATTGAAGGCGCGGAGTTGAATTTCGTGTGGGCCGATGAATTGGTCACGCCCGACTGGCTCGAAGCCCTGCGCTTCCGCTTGCTCACCCGCGACGGAGAACTCGGCATCGGCTTCACGCCGGTCGAAGGCTACACAACGACGGTCAAAGAATACCTCGATGGCGCGAAGACCTTAGAGGAATGCCCCGCCCCGCTCCTTCCCCGCTACCGCGAAGGCCACCTCCTCGGCGTCGAGAGCGTCCCCCGCATCCAGCAATGCACCAGGGAAAAAGCCCGCGTCGTTTATTTCCACACCGCCGACAACCCCTACGGAAACCCCGAGGCCATGGAGACCGAGCTGCGCGGCAGCAACCGCGAGCGAATCTTGATGCGAGCCTACGGCGTCCCCACCAAAGCGCGGATGTCCATGTTCCCGAAATTCCGCGAGAATGTGCATGTCGTCCCTCACGACAAAGTTCCCAAGGAGGGAACCGTCTTCCACTTCGTCGATCCCGGCGAAGGAAAAACTTGGGCCATGTTGTGGATTCGATTTACCCCCGATGGCCGGTGCTGGATTTACCGCGAGTTCCCCGACCAACTCGACTACATCGAAGGCGTCGGCTACCCCGGCCCGTGGGCCGAAGCCGATGGCAAGCTGCAAGACGGACGCCCCGGCCCCGCGCAAAAAGCCTGCGCCGGGTTTGGCTTCGAGGACTACAAGCGCCTCATCGAAGCCGCCGAGAAAGCCGACTCCGCCGAGCCCGCCGAGCGTTGGATGGATTCCCGCTACGGCAACACCCCCACCATGACGCATGAAGGTGTGCGAACTTTGATCGAGCAATGCAGCGAGCGCATCGGCCTCGACTTCCGCGCCACCAGCGGCCAAGCCATCGTCGAAGGCGTCACCCTCATCAACGATTGGCTCGCCTACAACGACGAAGCCCCCGTCGATGCCCTCAACTCCCCCCGCCTCTACATCAGCGAGCGTTGCCAAAACCTCATCTACGCCCTCAAGACCTGGACCGGCAGCGACGGCAAACGCGGAGCCACGAAAGATTGGATCGACCTCCTCCGCTACATCACCCTCTCCGGCGTCGAATACGAAGACCCCGCCTCCCTCCGCACCCGAGGAGGCGGCTGCTATTGACCTCCCCCTGTAAAATCAAAGCATCCATGAAACTACTCCGCCGCCGCGATGTCATGGCCCGTCTGGGCGTTTCCGCAAAGCAAATCACCAAACTGATCGACTCCGGCATTCTCCGCCCCATTCGCCGCCAAGGAGCCCGCGCCTGGTATCGCGCCGCCGATCTCGAAAAACTCGCATGAGCATCAAACGCACCGACAACCACGGCAGCCTTTCCCGAAACAAGAAAAAGGAAAAGGAAACGCACCCCACGCACAAAGGCTCCTGCATCATCTTGGGCCACCAGTTTTGGATCAGCGCGTATGTGAACGAAAGCCGCGACAGCGGAGAAAAGTATTTCAAGCTCTACTTCGAGCCGAAGAAGCCCCGCGAGGATTCCACCGCCGAGCCGCATTCCGCCTCGCTCCCCGAGTCTCCAGACATTCCCTTTTGATGAGCGCCGAAGACTTGCAAGCCGCCTGGTGCGTGCCGCCCGAGGAACTTTGGTTCCGCAGCGTCATCGCAAAAATCACCGACGCCATCGAGGACGCCGCCGAGATCACCTGTATGCCGCAGACCGCACAGAACCCCGGCCTCCTCGCCCACAGCGCCGGTGGCCTCGAAGCCCTCCGCACCCTCCGCGAAGAAATCGAGCGCACCCGCTCCGAGGCTTTCCAAAACAAATTTCGACAGGCAGACGCATAACACGGATGAGCGGCAGTGGAGCATGGCTTCGACCCGCCACATCGGTCTCGGGAGAGTTGGTGCGGTTGTGAGATGCGTAATTCGCCCCGGACACGCCGGGGCGCGCCTCTCCGCAGCAATGCAAAGCTCGCAAGACTGGCAACCCGGCGTCTGAAAAGGGAGCGCGCACCCGTCCCTGTCTTTTCTTCTCCCACTCCGTGTCCTCTGTGTCCTCTGTGGTTAATCTTTTCTGCAATCTTTTTAACCCCCGTTAGCACCCATTAGCTCCCGTTAGCGCCCATTGCGCCAGCACCCCCTTCCGCTTCGCAATTTTCGCAGGCATTTCCTTTCTCAAGCGAGGGCTGAACTGCTCGCCGCGAACTCCGTGGAAACCGTGCGGAGCCGCATAAAACCTCAGTTCTGACACCGCGACTTGGACGCACCACAAACCATGGACCAGACAGAATCAGCATTCAGCATCGGCGAAGTCATCGACCAGTTGGGCATCACACTCCCGACCGTGGATGAGACATCTCCGGCGGCCCCCGAGGCCGACCAGGAAGCAATCGCGGATGAGACCCCTGACAATACAACCGAAGAAACCGAGACCGAAGATTCCCCCGAAGATCCGTCTGATTCGTCCGATCCTTCCGACGAAGCCGACGACGAGCCCGAGGAAACCGACGACGCCACCGACGACGAAGACCCCGACGAGGAGCCTGTAGAGGCTGAGCCCGCCGCCGTGAGGAAACTCACCAAGCGCGTGGACAAGCTCACCGCCCGCGCCAAAAGCGCCGAGGAGCAAGCCAACACCCTCCAAGCCGAACTCGCCGCCGCCCGGGATGCGCTGACCAAAGCTCAGCCCATCGTGCTACAAGACGCTGCCGACCCACTCGGCGATGTCACCACCGCCGACGCCCTCGAAAGCCGCCTCGCCGCCGCCAACACCGTCCTCGACAATGTGCCCGACCTCATTGCCAAGGCCGATATGGAAGGCGAAGTGGAAGTGCCCATGGGAGACGGCAGCACCCGAAAGTTCACGAAGCAAGAGCTTCAAGACCGCCTGCGAGTCGCCCGCCAAATCCTCAAGGCCGAGCCCGCCCGCCGGAACTACCTCGCCCAGCGCGAGAATTTCCAGCACGAAGCCCGGCAAGTTTACCCCGAGCTTTTCCAGGAAGACGCCCCGGCCCGAAAGATGATGCTCACCACGCTGCAAGCGTATCCCGGCATCGCCAAGCTCCCGAATCTCGAACTCATCATCGGCGACGCCATTCGCGGCCAAGCCCTCCGCTTCCAGCAAGCCGAGGCCATGGCCAAAAAATCCGCAGCGACCAAGCCAAAAGCTCCCGCCGCTCCCGCGAAAACCGCCGTCGCTCCCAAGGTTGTCAGCCCCTCAGCCGCCCCCAAAATCAAATCCAAAGCCGACCCGCTCGATCAGTTGAAGAAGTCCGGAAACCGTGATGCCGCCGAGAATTTCGTCGCCTCACTTTTCAACTAAACCCAACCCAAAACTTAACACCCCCAAACCACCACCATGGCAGCTACCCCCATCACCACAGTCAAAGGCCAACGCGAGGATCTTTCCGACGCGATGGTCCTCATCGAACCAGGCGACACGCCCCTCTTCTCGCTTTGCAAAAAGTCGAAAGAGCCCGCCAATGTTCTCTTCCAATGGCCCGCCGACCGCTACAACGATCCGCAAACCGCTGGCGTCCTCGCCAACGATGATGTCTCCAGCTTCGACGACCAGCACGCGAACCGCGAACTCCTCTCGGGCCGCATCCAAAAAACGCGCCGCAGCTTTCAAGTCGATGATCTCGTGGAGAATGTCGCCGACCTCGCAGGCGTTGGCAAAAAGCAAGCCTTCAACAAGGCCGCTGCCAAAGCCCTCGTTGAATTGAAAATCGACATCGAGTCCATCATGGGCTCCGACAACGACAGCCAAGTTCAATCCGGCGCAGCCCCCTACAAAACCCGTGGCATCGGTGAATGGATCAAAGCCACCGCGCAGGCCGACACAGCCACAGCCGTTCCCGCCGCGTTCCGCACACCCGCCGCGTCGATCAACGCCACCGCCACTGCTTCTCTCACCGAGAACAATGTCATTGATGTGTTGGAGTCGATGTTCAAAGTCCGCCGCGCTCGTCGCAACTACGACCTCGTTTGCGGCACCAGCCTCAAGCGTGCATTCACGAACTTCATCCGCACTCAAACCGGATCGACAAATGTGATGTCCTCCGTGCGCACCTTCAACAGCAATGTCGATTCCAAGAAGATCACAAACACCATCGACATCTACGAAGGCGACTTCGGCGTGCTCTCGCTGCATGTCTCCACCTACCTCGCTCATGGCGCGGCAGCCGCCGTCTCGGCAGCCCGTGGCTATGTCTTGGACATGGACCTCGTGTCCATCGGGTTCAACCGCAAGCCTCGCATGGAAGAGCTCGAAGACCGTGGCGGTGGACGCCGTGGCTTCTGCGACGCCATCTTCGGCGTAGCGGTCAGCAACCCCCAGGTTCTCGGCAAATTTGCCGCAACGACCTAATTCCGCCCCCCAGCCCTTGCCGGTGGCCCCTCGTCTCGGGACAGGCCACCGGCAACCGGGCTCCCCTTTTTGACAATGGACGAACTCAAAGAAGCCCTCAGTGACCTCCCCGGCGACCTCGCCGAAGGAGCGAAAAGCGAACTCTTCGAGCAGTGGAACTCCCGCGCCGTGCAGGCCGACGCCCGCCAGCACGCCATCGCCGCCGACCACGCCAAGCAAGACCTCCGCTCCATCGAGGGCGTGGGCGCTTTGACCCTCTCCGTTGACCCCCAAATTTATCACTTCTGGAATTGGAAAGTCCCCGGCTGCTGGCGCGACTCCGATTTCATCGCCTGGTTCAAACGCAACTTCCCCCAATGCGTCGTCAAATGCGGCGGCACAGGGAAGTTCGCCATCCTCATGCCCGGCCTACGAACAGCATGACTGAATCCGACGAGCCAGACCGCGACACGAAATACTGGATCGGCCAGCTCACCGAAGCCGCCACCGATGGCGGCTGGTTCTCCTCCGTCCGCTCGCGGAACTACGACACCCGCATGGCGCTGTGGGATGGCCAATCTTCCGACGGCAAAAAGTGGCCTGAGAATTACGGCAAAAATGTTTTCCCCTGGTCCGGTTCGAGTGATTGCCGCATCCGCCTCGCCGATCTCGTTTGCAACCGCGAGGCCCAGCTTTGCCTAACCGCCACCTTTGCCGCCCGCTTGCAAATGATGCCGGTCGAATCCTCCGATGCCCTCTCCCGCACCGCCGCCGAGGCCGTGTTGAAGTGGATGATCTTCACTCACTGCGCCAGCGACCTCCGGCGCGAACTCGAACTCGCCCTCAACATCCGCGCCACCTACGGCATCGCCATCATGGGCGTGTTCTGGAAAACGACGACACGCATCGAGGAAAAATCCGTCAGCCTCGAAGACCTCATCGTCATGGCCCAAGAGCAGGGCGACCCCGCCTCGCCGCTCGCCATGCTCATCGGCGCGATCCTCGATCCCCTCCAAGAAGAGATCGCCATCGAGCTCGCCGAGCAATTCGCCCCCGGCACCGGCACCGCCGCCAATGTCCGCAAGCTCCGCGAAGGCGGCACCGTCGAATACACCGAGCCTTACATTTTCGAGAGCAAGCCCGAATGGACCGCCCTCGAACCTTTCAACGACATCATTTTCCCCACCGCCACCTACGACCTCCAACGCGCCCCCTGGATCGCCCGCCGCGAGATGGTGACTTGCGAGGAGTTGGAGGAACGCACCGTCACCGAAGGCTACCCCTACGACTTCTACGAGAAGGCCGAGAACTACAAAGGCACCAGCCTCTGGCCGATCTACGCCCACCAGAACACGAACCGCCGCGACAGCATCCTCTGGCAAGACCACCGCGACTTGGTGGAAATCTGGCATGTCTATTCCAAGGAAACCGACGAGAAGACCGGAGCCACAAAAATCATGTGCCGGGTCATGCACCCGAATGTGGACATCTTCGCCAAAGAAGAAATCTCCCCCTACTCGCACGGCGAATATCCTTTCATCGAGTTGCCCCGCGAGCGCGTCACCCGCTGCCTCATCGAAGCCCGAGGCATCCCCGAGATCGTCAGCACCATGCAGGCGGAAATCAAAACCCAGCGCGACTACCGCACCGACCGCGCCGGAATCGCCATCCTGCCGCCCATGCGCGTGCCCGCCAACCGTGGCAAGCTCGACATCATCCTCGGCCCCGCCGTGCAAATCCCCGAGCGCCGTCCCAACGAAATCGGCTGGATGCAGCCGCCGCCCTTCGACCAAGGCACCATCGAGATCGAACGCGCCGTGCGCCGCGATGTGAACGAATACTTTGGCATGGCAGGCGAGGGGGTTGATCCCAACTATGTCGCCCTCGTCCAGCAGCACACGGTGGACCGCTGGCTCCGCGACTTTAAGGGCATCATCACGCAGACCTATCAACTCATGCAGCAATACATGCTGCCCGTGCAAATCCTCCGCGTCTCCGGTGGCCAAACCCTCCCGTTCCAAGCCGACCGCGAAAGCATCCAAGGCAAGTTCGACCTCATCATTGATTGGGACGCCCGCAACCTCGACGCCGAAGCCCTCGGCGCAAAGCTCGACTACATCAGCAAAGCCATCGTGCCGATGGATACCGCCGGAGTCATTGACCGCGCCGGGCTCATCAAATTCATCATGAGCGCCGTCGATCCAGTTCTTGCCGAAATGCTCGTCCGCGACCCCGGCCCCGCCGCCGCCATGGAAGCCAACGAAGAACAACTCGCCTTCACAAAAATCGCCGCAGGCACGGAGCCCGAACTTCCCGCCGAAGGCCAGAACCACCAGCTCCGCGCCCAAGTCCTCCAAGGCATCATCCAAGCCAACCCCGCTCTGCAACAACGCATCCAGCAAGACGAGATTTTCCGCAACATGATCGAGGCGCGCATGAAGGGTTTCAACTTTCAACTCCAGCAACAGCAAAACGCCCAGATCGGCCGCCAAGGCACGCTCCCCGCTTTGCAACAAGGAGGAGCACAATGAAGGCCACTCCCTACCGCACCGTCCGCGATGGCGTGATCTCCCGCATGGGCATCGATCCCGACCAGCCGCTCATGGCCTCGCAGGCTACGGCGCTGGCGGAGTATTTGACGACCGCTGCCGCGACGGCTTGGACATTTTTCGATTGGCCCGAGGTTTACTTGACCGAGGCCCGCACGCCAGTAGGCGAGGGCTATGCGCCGGGGCTTTATACCTACGAAAGCGATTATGTGGGGACGACATCCTACATTGGCCGCGCCTTGCAGGGATCGCAATTTTCGGACCCTGTGTGGCGCATCAAGCGCGTCACCACGACCGCCTCGGGCGATCTGCTGAATATCGACACCGCCGTGGATGTCGCGTGGAACGACCGCACGACCGCGACCTACATCGAGACGAGCACGAATGCGCCTGCCGAGGAGTTCATCCCCTACATCCCGCTGCTGGCTCCAGGGCAGAAGGCCATTGGGAATGTGCTGAAGGTTTATGACATCAAGCCCGACGAGGGCCGCCTCACGCTGTCGCTTGATTTCGTTGTCACCGAAGACCGCATCCTCATCGTCGATACGGACTACATCTCCGGCCAAGTCTGGGTCGAGTTTTCCCTGCCTCAGCCCCGCTTCACAGCGACCGCGTTCAACTCCTCCACCGCTTACGCAGCGGGCGACCTCGTTTACTACAACTCGACCGGCGATTGCTACGAAGCCCTCGCCGACACAACCGGCAATCTCCCGACCAACGAGGAGTTCTGGCTACGCCACCGCATCCCCGCCTTCCTCGCTGATTACCTTAAATTTTACGCACTCGCTGAAACGCTTTCCGAGGACGGCCAGATGGACAAAGCCAACTACCAGTTTGCTCGCGCCGAAGGCATCCTGCAACAACGCATGGACGACGCGTGGCTGCGCAAAGGCGAGGTCCGCCGCTACTCCGCTTCGTTCCAATAATCACCCCTCTTGACACCCTTCACCATAATTAAATTAACGACATGAGTAACCCCACCATTCAGATCGCCGCTCGCAACACCGCTGGCATTGTCCAGCCAGTCCAAGCCACACCAGATGGGGCTCTGCGGGTGAGCACAGGTTTTCCCACTCCCGCTTATACGAAGTATGAAAATGTTCGTTTCACCTCCCCCGCGACGAACAACACAAGCTATGTCGATTTCACTTTCAACGGCACCTCGGTAGCCCGAATCGTGAATACCTATTTCGGAGCCAATCCCCCCACGGCCGACAACGCGGAGATCCGCAGCGTCGAGATTAAATTCCCGCCCTACGCGTAAATGTCGCAGGTTTTTTTCAACCCATTTTCCGGCGCAGCGCAGAATATCGCTCTGCCCCAGCTCGACTCAGCGGGCCAGATCAGTGGCTCGATGATCCCTGACGACTTCGACGATGTGCAGCAGTTCCCAAGCGTCGCTAGTTTTCCAAACCCCGGCGTCGTCGCCCGCATCTACTTTCCGCAAGACACAAACATCCCGCACCGTTGGGACCCTGACACACTTTCCTATCTACCCATCGTCGCCGATTCGGACGGCGGTGAGTTTTGAAGGACTAACCCCGCAGTAACAACCCCCCATACCCCCTAAAACATCATGGCAAACATTCGTATCAAACGCAGACTTACCGGCGCAGCCGGAGCCCCAGCCAGCTTGCTTTCAGGTGAGCCAGCATACAATAAAGTTGACGGCATCCTCTACATCGGCGACGGCTCCGCAGTCGTGCCAGTCGGTGGTGCCCACTACGCGACCGCAGCAGCCCTCGCTACCGAGACCAGCAACCGCACATCGGCAATCTCCTCGGAGAACTCCCGTGCCGTTGCAGCGGAGCAAGCCCTCGGAACCCGCATCGACAATGTTCTCTCGAATGTTGACGGCGCAGCCCTCGATAGCTTGACAGAGGTTGTAAGCGCTTTCCAAAGCGCAGACAGCACGCTGAATGGTGCCATCACCAGCCTCGCTTCCAGCGCCTCCTCGGCCCTCACAGCCGAAGTCAACCGTGCGACCGCAGCCGAGCAAGCCCTTGATGGCCGTGTCACCACAGCCGAGAGCGACATCAACGCCCTTGAGTCCCGTGCCACCAGCATCGAAGGTGCTGCTTCGACCCTCGCAGGCCGTGTCACCACAGCAGAGAATGACATCAACGCCATCGAGTCCGCAGCGACAACTCTCTCTGGCCGTGTCACCACAGCAGAGAGCGACATCGACTCCATCGAATCCGCTGCCACCACCCTCGCGGGTCGTGTGACCACAGCCGAGTCCGACATCAACGCCATCGAGTCCGCCGCAACGACCCTCGCCGGTCGCGTGACGACTGCCGAAGGCAATATCACCTCCGAGGCCAGCACACGCGCTTCGGCCGACTCAGCTCTCGATTCGCGTCTGGACGCCATCGAGGCAGAAATCGACGGCGGCAGCTTCTAAGCTCCCCTCCCTCCCCACAGCGGCGGTGCGGTTCCAACCCGCCCGCCGCTCCACGGGGCCCCTTTCTTAAAACTTAATTCTTAAAACTTAAAACTTCCCTCATGGCCACGGTCATAAAACTCCTGCGAAGCACGGTCCCAGGCCGAGTGCCCACCGCCGCGCAAGTGGCGCAAGGCTCCCTTGCCATCAACTTGGCCGACCGGCGTCTTTTCAGCAAAGACCACAACAACGAAGTTTTCAGAATAGCCCGCCCCCGCGACCCCAGCGACTACCTGTCTCTCAGCGCGACCGACGGCACCACCCTCTACATCGGCCGCCTCGCCTGGGCAGACTACCCCGCTTCCGGCCCCGCCGAGGACTCCACCGCCTGGACAATTTACAAAATTACCACCGACAGCGCCGGGAATGTCGTCTCGGAGCAATCGGCCACCGGCGCGTGGTCGAACAAAACCAACCTCAATTTTTCTTAAACCCAAAAAATCCAAACACCATGATCGCATCCGCACCATCCAGCATCGACTCAAAGCAATACGACCGCTACGCCCTCAATCTAATCATCTCCGGCAGCTATGACGGGGAAGGCAATCCCGAGGCATCGGTCGTGATGAACCTCACCCCGCTCCGCATCGACGACGGCATGGTCGAGACCCAGCCCGCCCACGCGAAATCCATCCGCCTCGGCTCGCTCGCTCATGCCGACGAAGCCACCCTCGCCACCGTGGGCGCGATTCAAGCAGCCCTCCAACAATTTATCGCCGCGAAAGGACTCTGAGCCATGGCCACAAGACGCGCAGTAGCAAACGGAAACTGGTCGGCAACCGGCACATGGAACGGTGGCGTTGTTCCCACAAACGGCGACACCGTTTACGCCAACGGATTCAATGTCACGATCAACCAAGACATCGACATCGGTGGAGCCAACAACCCCACCGTCAACGCCGGATCGTTCGTCTCTGGTCAATGGTATGAAGTCCTCTTCGTCGGCACCACCTCATGGACCGGCATCGGCGCAGCCTCCAATACCGCAGGCACGATATTCCTCGCCACCGGCGTCGGATCGGGAACAGGCACGGCCAAAGCTCTCGCCACGCTCACCACAGCCGCCAACACGCCCGCAGGCGCAGCGGCAGGCGGGGGCTTTGCAATGTCCACCGTTTATGCCATGTCGTGCGATTGCCGCGCAGGAACGACGACCTGCCTCAATATTACGGCCACCACTGGCACGATTTTGCTTTCTGGGATTCGTGTCGTTGGAGGTGCCGCCACTAACGCACATGCTATAAATAACAATTCGAGCGCAGCGCTTGAATTAAGTAGTGGAACATACACGGGCGGAACAACAAACAATGCCAACGCGATCAACAATGCCTCGACAGGGACGGTTAATGTCACAGGAGCCTGCACATTTCTCGGTGGAACCAATGCCAACACGCTCAACAACGCCTCGACTGGGACGGTTAATGTTTCGGCCTCATGCACATTCACGGGGGGATCGACAAACGGCATTGTTTTGAACAACGCCTCGACAGGGACGGTTAATGTTTCGGCCTCATGCACATTCACGGGGGGTGGCGCAAGTAGCAATGCGCTGAATAACAACAGCACCGGCACAATCAATGTTTCCGCTCCCTGCACATTTACGGGAAGCGGTTTTGCCAATAATTCCAGCGGGCTGAGCAACGCCTCGACCGGAACCGTCGTCGTCACGCAAGGCACCTTCACGGCCAGCGCATTCTCAAACGCCTGCACCATCACAAATATCACCGCAGATGTCCGCCTCAGCGGCGACTTCCTCGACCACTGGAGCGGCTGGAAAGCAGTTAGCGGCGGTAAATGGCGTCTCGGCACAGCCCCGACTCTCGGCCAGACACGCTACGCCCTCGCAGGCACAACGGACTCGTATTTCACAATGTATGGCGCAGACAACGGCTCCTTCGGCAACCCCATTGCCGCCAATGTCCGCAGCGGCGTAAGCTACGGAGGCGGCAACCTCACCGGCACATGCGCAGTGCCAGCAGCTGGCTCAGTTGCGCTGGGAGTCCCCGTCGATGCGACCACAGGCACGGCAGTCCTCACGCCAGAAGCAGTCTGGGGCCACGCCAGCCGCACCATCACCGGCGGCACGGTCGATACCCTTACCAACCCGCCGACCGTGCCAACGGTCGTCCAAATTCGCCAAGAGATGGACAGCAACAGCACCAAGCTCGCTAATTTGGACACAACGGTGTCTTCGAGGCTCTCGCCATCCGGCACGCTTGCGACCGTCACCAACCTCACCAACGCCCCCGCCAGCGTCACGCCGAGCGACATCTGGAGCCACGCCACCCGCACCATCACCGGCGGCACCGTGGACACTCTGACCAACGCGCCGACCGTGCCAAGCGCCGCTTCAATCCGTGCTGAAATCGACAGCAACAGCACGCAGCTCGCAGCCATCAAGGCAAAGACAGACCTCCTCCCCGCCTCACCAGCAGCGACCGGAGACATCCCAAGCGCGAACATCTCGGCGATCAAGGCTAAGACTGACTTGCTCGAAACCACACGACTCGCGCAGTGCAGCACCGTCAGCACCACCGGTGCCCAGCTCGCCGCCGCCCTCAGCTAACCATGGACGCGCAACAAGCCAGCGCCTCGATCACCGGCCTGCTCGCTACGGCGACGGGCCTCACGGTCTCCATGCTCCCCGAGCTTGAGGCGTGGCTTCGTATCGCGTCCTTGCTCATCGGCTGTGCCGTCGGCCTCGCTTCCCTCTACGCAATCCTCCGCAACAAAAAGCACCCCCATGAATAAAATCCTCTCGCACCTAAAACAACCGTCCACCTTTCGCGGTTTGGCTGTCCTCGGCGGCCTCGCTGGTTTGAGCCTTTCGCCGCAGCATTGGGAAAGCATCGGCAGCGCCGTGGCGGCGGTCATAGCCCTCATCGAGATTTTCCGCAACGAGAAGAAATGAGTGCACCGGCCAAGGTCTCCGCGATGGCCCTGCTGATCGGCTACATTTTTGTGACCATCAGTTTTCTGACCGGCTGCTCCACCTTTGGCTCGCCCCAGGTCTGTCTCAAGACCGACTACGGCACCTTCTGCTACCAGCTCCCCGAAATCCCCGCGCTCAAGGACAAATGACCACAGAGGACACAGAGAGCACAGAGGCGGAACTTAAAACTTAATTCTTAAATCTTAAAACTCCTAATGCTCCCCCCGAGCCGCCCACAGCAAGCCAAATCCAAGACGCAAGCCCTGCTTGTAAAAGCTCGCGTCGCCGATGAGGTCGCGCTGGTGGGTATTCGCGGCTACTACCGCGCAACGATGGGTGATCCGGCCAAGAACGACCGAGGCATCTACGACGACGCCATTTTTCTCGTTTCGCCAAACGCCTACGCAACATTCAACGCCAACACCGATCCCTCGATCCGCCGCCAAGGCATCGCTGTGCTGAAACCCGGCGTCCACCGCTACCGCAAAGGCAAACACGGTCTCTCAAAACCCGGCGGCGGCTACCCCGCCCTTCGCCCCGCCACGCCTGGCGAACAACTCCCCGTGACCCGCGACGGCACAGGCGACAGCATGGGCATCGCCATCAACATCCACAAAGGCGGCACCCGCACCACCAGCAGCGAAGGCTGCCAGACGCTCTACCCTAGCCAGTGGGAGGCTTTCATTTCCTTGGCCTACTCCGAAATGGACCGGGCCGGTCAGAAGACCATCCCCTATTTACTTGTCGAGGAGGGCAACGCATGAGCCGCCTTCGCAAACCCAAAACCTCCCCACCGAAAGACCGCGAAGCCATCATGCTTCAGGTGCGCTCCTTGCTTGCCGAGCATTTCGATGTCGGCCTCTGCATCGTCTCATGGGAAGCGGAGGGCGAGACTTTCTACATGGATCTAAAATTCGGCAACGATTACGCCGCCCGCGCCCTGTGCCGCGAGGCCGACGAAATCCTCTGGCCTTACCAAACCGAAGACGACGAGGAGGACGACGAATGAAAACATCATGGAGTTCCATAGCCCGCGAACAAGCGGACAAATCCCACAAAACCGAGGTGGACGCGCTCAAAGCCAAGCTCGCCCAATACCAAGCCAGCGTCGAAAATTTAGAGAAGCAACTCGGCATCGCGCTCTCGCTCGGCAAGACCCGCATCCGCCCGCAACCGCTCTCCGTCTCGATGAGCGACAAAGCCGAGGCTGTGGCCATCGCGCTGGCCAGCGATTGGCATGTCGAAGAAACCGTCGAATCCGCCAGCGTCAATGGCCTCAACGAATACCGCCTCCCCATCGCCAAGACCCGCATCGAGAAATTTTTCAGCACCATCGCCCGCCTCACCGAGATCGAGCGCCACGGGGCCAAGATCGACGACCTCATCCTCTGGCTCGGCGGCGACCTCATGACCGGCATGATCCACGAAGAACTCGCCGAGAGTAATTCCAAAACCCCCACCCAAGTCATCCTCTGGCTGCAAGACCGCCTCGCCGACGGCCTCGCCACGCTCAAGCCCCACTTCAAGCGCATCCTCATTCCGACCAGCTACGGCAACCACGGACGCACCACCGTCAAGCCCCGCCACGCCACCGGAGCCGCCCACAGCTACGAATGGCTCCTCTACCGTATCCTCGAAGGCCGCTTCGCCGACGACCAGCAAATCGAATTTCAAATCGCCGACAGCTACTTCAATTTCATGACGGTCTTCGACCGCCGCCTCCGCTTCCATCATGGCGACGGCCTCAAATTTCAAGGCGGCATCGGGGGCCTTACCATCCCGACAGAAAAGGCCATCGCCTCATGGAATAAGTCGCCCAACCGAGCCGACCTTGATCTCTTCGGCCACTGGCACCAATACCAGCAGAACCGGCACTGGCTCTGCAACGGGAGCCTCATTGGCTACAACGCCTACGCCCTCTCGATCAAAGCCAGCTTCGAGCCGCCGACGCAGACCTATTTCCTGCTCGATAAGAAACGCGGCAGGACCATGACCTCCCCCATCTACCTATGACCTGGAAACACCTCGCCAAGCGCACGAACAGCCTCCCCGAAGGCTGGAGCACCCCCGACGAAATCGCCGCCGACCTCGACTGCGAAATCTCCGAAGTCCCCAAAATCCTCGCCGCCGCCATCCGCGACGGCCAAGTCGAGAAACAAAACTTCCCGCACTGGCAACCCGGCAGCCGCCAACTTCTCTACCAAACCGGCTACCGCCAACGCACCCCCGGAACCAAATCCTCTCCAACTCTAGCCACCGTTACCTCCATCCCCGGCATCCCCGCCGACCTATTGCCAAAAGTCCGCGAGAAAATCCTCGCCCACCCGCACAAAACCGCCTCCGGCATCCGCGACCTTTTCAGCAGCAACAACCGCCGCCGCCTCAGCACCCCGGCCATCCGCAGCCTCCTTGACAAGCCTCCCCACAATAAAAGGTAGATGCCCGACGACGCCACCATAGTCGAAGGCGATGCCGGATTCCTCGGCATGGCCTCCCGCTTAAACCCGCTGCAACTGCAACCGGGCATGGTCCAATACGCCGAAAACATGCGACTCGACCGAGGCGTAGCGCAGACGCGCAAAGGCGCGAAGCGGGTTGCAGAGAACATCAATCCCTCGACGGATATTTTGCTGTTGGATTTTACGCTCGGGACAAACCGCTCGATTGCCACGCTGACTCAAGTCGGCGGGCTGGCAACAGCGACCTTTTCCGCACCGCATAACCTCTCCAATTTAAGCTGGGTCAATATCACCGGCGCATCCGGCAGCGAATATAATGGGGATTTTCAAATCTCCGTCACTTCACCAACACAGATTACCTATTCCGTAGTCTCTGGTGCGCCAGGGCTCGCAGGCGGCTCGCCTATCGCCAACAACGGTCCTGTCGTTAAGACGACCTATGGCGGCGACATCATCCAGAGTGGCATCTACTCCTCGCCACGATTTGACAATGCACGAGAATACATTGTCCTAGCCGCGCCGTCGGAGGCTTATCTGTGGCGGCACGACGCGGCCACGGTGGAGTCGGTGGCCTACCCGCTTGGCGACACGATGGAGAACGGGGATGATGTCGAGATCGTGCAGGCTTTTGACAAGCTCTACCTGCTACGCACCAGGCCGTCGGATATCTCGCACCGAGTGCAATCCATCTCCAACACCAGCGGCACTGCGCTGGTGACAATGGATTCCGCGCATGGCTACAAAACGGGCGAGGTGGTGCGGATCAGCGAATCGGAAACCCTCGGATTCAATGGCGATTGGGTAGTGACCAAAGTGAGCGCCACCGAGTTCAGCTACACGCTGCCGGTCTCGGTGACTGATCCCGCTGCCGTCGGAAGGATCTTTGCCCGCCGGGTCTTGCCTGCTTTGGTCTGGGACGGGGATTTGGATAATAATTTTGTGCGTGTGGAGCAAGGGGCGCATCCGCTGGGAGTAACCTACTCGCGCTTGCCCAGCACAAGCATTGCAACCTATCACAACAACCAACTCGTTATCGCCCGAAACCGCGACGAGGTGCTGGTGAGCGATGTCTTCGATGCCGAGACTTACGACGCGGTATCGAAGGCGTTTCGCGCCAACGCAGGCTCGAATGACTACATCGTCGGCCTGCATCCTTTCAGCGAATCGCAGATTCTGGTTTTTTGCCGCAAGAGCATTTGGCTGGCTACGGCGGTCATCGGTGCGGATGGCGTCTCGATTGATCCTGCTGCCTCCAGCCTGCAACTCCTGACAAATGAGATCGGTTGCAGCGCGAAGCGAACCATCACGACAGCGGGAACGGCGGTGCTGTTCTTGAGCGACCGTGGAGTTTACCGGCTCGATAGCCAGTTCGATCTCAAGCTGCGGGGGAACACCATGCCACTGAGCGATCCGATCAGCGACCTCGTGGCGACCATCAATAACAACAGCGTCGAGACGAGCAATGCGGTGTATTTTGACAACCGCTATTTTTTGGCCGTCCCAACCGGGGAGAGTGCGATCCCGAATGCGGTCTTTGTTTTTAACATGTTGAACGCCCAGTGGGAGACGAAGGATGTTTTCCCATTCGGCGTGGATCGGTTGCTGGTGAGCGACTACGGCACGCAGCGGCGTCTCTTTGCCAGCTCGCGCTACGGCAGCCTCTACTTGATCGACGAAAACGAAGACGGCAATGATGATGGAGCTTTTGGTAGCAGCCAGACTCCCGTCGCGGCCTCGCTCCTAACTCGCCGCTATGGGTGGGGAAACCTCAACGCCAAGCGCCTGCTGCGCGTCAAAGCCAGCACGGTCCTGCCCGCTGGAAGCGCCTACTCGCTCGATGCGGTGACGACGGATTACGACAATGACTTTGAAATCGCCGCCCTCAGCAACGCAACCGGCAGCCAAGAGGACTACACCCTCAAAACGCCGCTGCGCTGTAAAGCCACGGCGCTTGACCTCCGCTACCGCACCACGGCTGGCCGCCCAATCCTTCGACAAATCACCGCCGAGGCCGCTCTCACTGGCCCTGCCAGCTCCGAAACCCGCACCCTTAACTAATCATGGCAACACTCACCCCAGGCTACACTTTTACATCCGGCGAGGTCGTGACCCCAGCCAAGCTCAACAGCGCGGCGTCTCCGACGCTCGTTCCCGCAACCGTCACAAACGCCGACATCTCGCCGACTGCGGCGATAGCAGACACAAAACTCGCCACTATTTCTACGCCCGGCAAAATCTCTGGCGCGGCCATCAGTGGGGACATCGCTACCGGCAATGTCACTGCCGCTGGCAATGTCACGGCCACTGGCAATGTCACGGCGGCCAAAATGACTGGCCGGTTGGCGGATGGCACGCTGAATGTTGTGTCGTCGGTAGTGACTATGACCTCCGCAAATCCCGGCGTCGTCACATGGACCGGGCACACTCTGCAAAATGGCGACATCGTGGAGTTCTCGACCACGGGGGCGTTGCCAACGGCTATTACTACAGAAACGGAATACTATGTAGTCAATGTCGCCGCGAACACATTTCAAATTTCCGCGACCTCTGGGGGCACGGCTATCAACACCACCGCAGGCGCTCAATCCGGCTCGCACACAGCCCGCTTTGGCCGTGGAGCCATGCAAAATGGATTCGTGACTACGAACAAAATTGCCGACGGTTCAATAACGACCTCCAAGCTGGCCGGGAATGTGGACCAGTTGGCAACTGCCTGGGTTTTATTTCGCGGCGACATCACCGATTCTGTTGTAGCCGGTGCTGTTTTCACCCGCTTCACAGACACTAAAATCCAAGTCACCCGCTCGACCGGGCATGGCCTCTCAAATGGCAACTGGATTACATTCCATGCGCTGACAGGATTTTACGCTTTCTTGAACGGAACATGGGAAGTGCAGAACGCTACCGCGACGACTTTTGAGTTTAATTTAGTGGGAGCCACTACACCTTCGGCAGCGGTCTCGATTACCACGGCCAACCCCGCCGTCATCACCTGGACGGGCCATGCTTTGGCGGTTGGGCAAACGGTCACATTTTCGACCACAGGGACGCTGCCTACAGGGATCACGGCTGGCACGACCTACTTTGTCAAAACGGCTACCGCTGGGACTACTTTCACAATTTCTCTAACCAGCGGGGGAACGGCTATTGCCACCACCGCCGCAGGCACGGGCACACACACCGCCACTCTCACCGGCGTCATGACCTCGCAGATTTTCAGACCCGTAGCCATCAACCGCAAATATAACATCAGCAAAGTTGGCCGCCTTGACCTCGGCAAATACCAAGTCTTTTTTGAGGTAAAGCCGCTGACCGTCGATTACATCTCACTAGGATCTGCCGCTGACGCAAGTGGCGACGCTGTAGGACTCGTTGGGGCTACGGCGCAGACCATCGACTACGCCGATATCGTCACAACAAATTCGGCAGGAACAAACGCCAACTACAACGCGGTGCGCTTAGTCGTCTTTGGAGGCTAATGCAATGCTCCCCTGGGAACGAGCCCGCAACTGGCATGACGACAACACCACCGAACCCTTCGAGTCCCTCCTCGCTTGGCACATGGCCCACGGCCTCGTTTTCAACACCCCGCAAGTCTTCCTCCTCGCCCACGAAGTCCACTACTCCCCCGACACCAACACTATGACCTACGACCTCCCCCCCAACGCCTGGTTTGTCGAGCTGGCCGCCTCGGTCGGCCACGCGAATCCCGTCCGCGAATTTCTCCGCGTCGCCACGCACCCCCAAGAGTGGGCCATCTGGCACCGCCGCAATTCTTTCCAACCCCACGCCTACCCATGGGCCAAGCTCGCCCGCCGCGTCGGCCTTGGAGGGACGACCTCCGTGTCGTCCGTAGCTTCCGAAGGGAGGATAGCGTAATGGGAGGTTCCTCAGCATCTAAACCCAAGGAACAAAAAGCTCCGCCACAAGCGCAACCTATCGACTACGGCGCTTTGATGGCGCAATCGCGTGCGTCCGCAAAAGAGGACTACCGCGACCAGCTCAACGCGCAGATCGAAGCCTATCCAAAACTCGAAAGGCTTCAACTTGGAACGGTATCCAACTTCGCTTCAAACCTCTCTGGCGAAGGCGGCACCATCTACGAGAATAAATGGGTGCCCGGTGAAACCACCGGCAAAGGCAATAACAAGAAAACCACCGAAGGCCGGTGGGAAAAAGTCGCTGTAGGAGAGGCTACGCCAAACCTCTACACAAAACGCGCCACCGACCAACTCATTGCCGCCGAAGGCCAAGTCGCCGCGCTCGGAACTATCGGCGACTATACCGAGCAGCTCGGCTACCAAGCCGCCCGCGACCTTGAAGGGACGGACATCGAACGCGAACTCCAGCGCCAAGCCACCAGCGAACTCGCCCTCGGCCGCAGCCTCAGCCCCGAGCAGGAGCGCCAAGCCACCCAGCAAGCCCGCGCCGGAATGGCCGCTCGTGGCCTCGGCGTCAGCAACTCCGCCCTCGCCGCCGAAGTGCTTAACCGCGATGCCTACGCCACCGAGCGCGAAGCAAGCCGCCGTAACTTCGCAGGCTCCACCAATCAAATGCTCGTCGGCAACCGGCAAAACCGCATCGGCCAAGTCGGCACCATCCTCGGCCAGTCTGCCAACACTAGGATGAACCAAGCCAACCTCCGCAGCAGCCTCGCCGGAGCCAACATCACCATCGACCCCTACGCTCGCGCCATGAACCCCGCCCTCGGCATGGGAGCCAGCACCCTCGGCAACTCCGGCCAGATGATCGGCAACACCTACTCGAACGCCACGCAGATGGCCGGAAATGTCGCAGGCGTCAACGCCTCCATGCTCGATTCCCGTTGGAACACCGTGCAAAACAACAACGCCTCCCTCCAAAGCGCCTACATGGGAGCCAAAGCCAGCGAAAATGCCGCTAACATGGGCCTCCAGGGAGCCGCCATGGGAGCCAGCGCCGTCGTCGGAGCAGCCGCCGCCGCTTGTTGGATCGCCCGCGCCGCCTTCGGCACGGCCACCGCCCGCTGGAAGGACTACCGCCGCGCCATGCTCCGCCATGCCAGCGACCGCACGATCCGACTCTACTGCCAGCACGGCCAATCCCTCGCCGCCGCAATCACCACCCCCCTCCGCCGTTTCGCCGCCCGCCTCACACTCCGCACGCTCGAATGGTCTTGGAACTAACAGAGAAAATCCGGCTCGAAGGAGCCCAACGCGCCTGCCCTCCAGAAGCAACTCTGGATCGCATGCGCCCGCATTTCCACGCCGCAGGCATTACCCGCCTCGCCGAGATCACCGGGCTCGACCGCATCGGCGTCTGTGTGGCTCAGTGCATGCGGCCAGATGCCATCGTTCTGGCCGTGGATTCCGGCAAAGGAGCCACCATCGAAGCCGCCAAATGCTCGGCCATGATGGAGGGCTTCGAGCGCCATGTCGGCGAAACCAGCCTCCCGCCCCACACCCTGGCCTCTGCCGCCCAACTCGGCGACCAAGCCGAGTCCCGCCTGCCCATGATCAAAGGCGCGGTCTTCCACCCCTATGCCGTCATGCCCTGGACCGAGGTTTTGGGTCTCCGCAGCGCAGCGCCCCGCATGGTGCCCACCGACGCCGTGCGACTCATCGCCCGCCCCGACCCCGCTCCGCTGACCAGCCTGCCCTTTGCCTACACCAGCAACGGCCTTTCCTCCGGCAATACCTACGCCGAAGCCGTCGCCGGGGGCCTCTACGAGTGCATTGAGCGCGACTGCACCGGCATCGCCCAGCGCCGCTTGCAAGATTTTCACCGCGTCGATCTCGACACCATCACCGACCCCACCGTCGCCCGCCTCGTCCGCACCCTGCGCGAGGCCGATGTCACACCGGTCCTGATCGATGTCACCAGCGACATCGGCGTGCCCGCCTACATTTGCTACCTCATCGACTGCGACAAAGGATTCGGAGTCAACAAAGGCTACGCCGCCCACCTCGACCCCGCCATCGCTCAAGCCCGCGCCATCACCGAGACCATCCAAGCCCGCGCCGTCTGGATCGCTGGGAGCCGAGACGATTTCTTCCACCACCTCCACGAAAAGGTCAAATCCACCGACTCCGCTGCGGTCCTCGCCCGCCTCTACAAGCACGCCACCATCAGCGCCAACGCCCATCCCGACCGCTCCGGCGAGACCTTTGAAGCCGACATCGACACCCTCCTCGGCATGCTCGATGCCGCCGGTATCCCTGAGCCGCTGGTTTACCAATTTACCCACCCCTATCCCTGCTCCGTCGTGCGAGTCATCGTTCCGACCCTCGAAGGCTACACCTTCGACTACGCCCAACCTGGCCCCCGCGCTCTTTCCAAATGACACTCAAAGTTGCTGACTTCCACACCCGCTTCACCGACGGCCTGCGCGAAATCATTTGCCCTGCGAAATCCATGGAAGAGCTCATGGATCACTTGGCAAAAATTTTCCCCGCCTACCACGCCGCCGTTTACTCCGAGGGGAAAATCCCACGCTTTTACATAGTTTTCCGAAACGACGACGACATCCGCTACCTCGATGGCATGAAGACCTCCCTCTCCGAAAACGATACCGTGACCATCATGACCGCATTCGCCGGAGGCTAACCCATGAAAATCTTCTTCGGCCCCACACGCCCCAGCAATATCCCAGCCGATGCCGACCTGCGGCCCCCGGCCCAGCAAGGCGACATCGCCGCCGCCGCGCTCGAAGGGCCAGACACCCTCATCCTCCTCGACGGATTCTTCCACCAAAGCCTCGCTCCCTGGCACAAGGAGATCCTTTTTGCCATCGAGCAGGGTTGCCGCGTCATTGGCGCAGGCAGCCTCGGAGCCCTCCGCGCCGTCGAGTGCGCCCGCTACGGAGCCGAGCCCGTCGGCCTCATCGCCGAATGGTATGCCGATGGCACCTGCACCGATGACGCCGATGTCGCCGTGGCTCACGGCCCAGCCAGCGAGGACTACAAAAGCTACACCATCCCACTCGTCAACATCCGCGCCACGCTCGACGCCCTCTCCGCCGATGGATTCCTCCCCACCGCCGAAGCCCGCAAGCACCTCGCCACCATCTCCCGCATCTACTACCCAGAGCGCACTTGGTCCGCCATCGAGGCCGTGCTCCCGGCATTGGATTTCCAAGCCCTCAAGCACAACCTGATTGACCAAAAAGCCAAAGACGCCAAAGCCGCCATCCGCCACGCCCAGCAAGCCCCGCCGCCCGCCACCCGCGATCTCCCCCGGCACATCCACACCGCCTATTTCACCGCCCTCCTAGCCAACGACCTGCCGACCAGCAACGGCCAACGCCAGCACCACCTCGCCAGCGAGGCCGACCGCACCATCGCCACCGACCGCCACCTCGTCTCCGAGCTTGCCCAAATGCTCGGCATCGTCACTACACCAGACGACATCTTCGCCGCCAGCACCCGCATGTGGCACCGACTCGGAATCACCGACTCGGAAACCGCAAAAGCCTGGCTCACCGCCAATGGCTGGACCGACCAGCAATGGTTCGCCCACGCCCAGCGCGAAGCCCTCCGCCAAGCCGCCCGCGATTGGCACAACGCCACCGGAGCCTGCCTCGACACCGTCCCCCTCACCCTCGCCCACAACCTCCTAAACCCCGCCTAAACCCCCATGCAATACGCCCCCGCCGTCACCGACCGCTCCGCCGAGATTTACGCCCAAGGAGCCAACAACGCCACGAACATCCGAGCCCAAGGACAAGCCAACTTCCAAAACTCCCTCACCTCGTCCTTCAACACCGCCATGGGGATGGTGAATAAGCGCATCGAGAAGAACGAAACCGACAACGCTAAGATGGAGCAATCCATGGCATCGGGCCAAGCCATGATGAGCCTTTCCGATAACTACGGAGAGCAGGGTCAGAATTTCAAAATGTCTCTTGGCAAAGCCCTCGAAGACACCAAGGGCAACCCCGACAAAATGTCCGGCGCAGTTATGGCCCACGCCGCTGAGTTTGAAAACATGCAGAAGCAGCAGTTGGCTAGAGATCAATACACCCAAGCCCTCAATCTCGCCAAACAGAAAGCCGCCCTCGGCATCGGTGGCGGCGGCGGGTCTTCGCCCATGTTTAGCGTCGATGTGGCAGATGGCGTTGACATCAATCAGTAAAATCTTTCCATGGCCTCCCCCGCACAAAACGCTTTTGTAAATTCCGTGCCGCTTCCACGGCAGGCCAATCTCGACAACGACCAGGTTGTGCCGATCCCGGTGAACCCCTCTGCCGACGCTGATCCAAATAACATCATGCCCTTATCGGCAGCGTTTGATGCCGTCGATCCGGCCACCCAGCAACAACCGGTGGGCCAAGCCCTCGATGCCGTGTCGGGTCAAGACGACGAGCCTTTCGATGCCGTCGCCGCCCGGCTCGCCCAGGGAGCCCGCGTCCGCATCACCAGCCAAGCGCAATGGAATGCCCTCTCCCCGCATGAGAAGGAGGCGATCCGCGCCACCAAAGCCTCGGGCGGCAGCGTCAACGCCCGCGACGCTCTCCGCGTTTACCAAGACAGCGTAAAGCGTGCCCGCGCAACGCAAGTCCAGACCGTGACACTCAGCGATGGCCGCAAGGTGGATATGGTAAATGGCACATATCCTCCAGCAGCCAAGCAGGCCGAACCGGTGAAAATGGAAATCAAGCAAGCCGAGGATGGCACGATGGTTATGATTGACCCGCTCACGGGCCGCAGCTTCCCGGCATGGAATGAAAACACCGGGGAAGCCGTTCGCGGCCCCGCGAAACTTTCCGCTACGCAAGAGGACAACATCAAACGCCTCCAGCTCCAGAGTGAAAATGTGGGCGCTCGCCTCACGGATCTCACTCGTTTTACCGAGGCGGAATCTGTGGCCTACAACGACGAGACCGGCACCTATGAGCCTGCCGGGTGGCTCGGCGGAACGAAGGTGGCTTCCCTCCGCAAGCAACTGGAAAGCGAGAAATCCGATTTCGACAAACGCATCGAGGTCGCCATCCGCCCCGTGAACCGCTCCTCCAAATCCTCCCCCGCGCCCGCTGCCACCCCAACGCCGACCCCCGCCGCCCCTTCCCAAACCCCCCGGCCCAACCCCATGCCCACGCCTGACAAGTTTATCGTCGGCAGGACTTACACAGACGCCAATGGCAATAAGGCAATCTATCAAGGCAATGGAGCGTTTAAATGAGTTTCGATCCCTCCACCGCCGTTCTCATCGAGGACGAACCGGCTGATTTCGAGGCCGCCTCCGCCGTGCCGGTGGAGGAGGAGCCGATGGGATTCGATCCCACCACCGCCGTTCTTGTCGAGGACGAGCTCGCCTTGCCATCCGCCACGCCTTCGCCTGTTCCCACGCCGAATCCCGAACTCGACGCCGCCCGCGATGCCGGGATGCGCGAGGATCAACTTATCCGCGAGGAGGGAATTTTCCCCGAGGGCAGCCAATCTTGGAAAGTCCTCGATGGCCGCATCTACATCGACCCCGCCCGCTACAACTCCGCCGTCGAGAATCTGTGGTCCGCCGGGGTGATCGACTCCGACTCCTACACCCAGCTCCAGAAAGGCACCGTGGATCAATGGGACGAAGCCTCCCGCACCGTGATCCCCTCGGTGGAGAAAGCCACCGCCGCCCGCCGCGACCTGGAGCGCCGCGCCGGAGCTTTCCCCGAAGCCAAAGCCGCCGCCTCCGGCCTGCTCAAAGGAGCCATGCAAACCGGAGCCGCCATCGTGGGAGGGGGAGCCGTCGCCACGGCCACCGGCTTTACTGGACCGGGGGCCATCGCCGTTGGCATTGGCGCAGGCACCGCCGCCGCGCTCGGCACCGGAGCCGCCTACGACAAGCTCCTCGAACTCTCCTCCAAGGAAAGCGACCTGCTCGATAGTTTCTATGCCGCAAACCAACTCAAGCCCGGCTACAACACCGGCGGCCAGCTTGTCTCGATCCTTGCCCCCACGCCCGTTTCCATCTCCCGCCTGGCGAATGCCGCCAATCTCATCCAAGCCGAGAAGGGCAGCGCCGCCGCCGCCAAGTTTGTCACCGGGGCCTTTGGCGCAGGCGCTGGCATTGGCGTGGCCACCGACGCCACGATCCAAGTCGGCAACCTCGGCCTCGATAAACTTTTGCACCAAGACATCAGCAAGGAAGTGGCGATGGAGCATTTCCGCCAGACCGGCGAACAACTCGCCCCCCGCCCGCAATACAACCCCGCCAGCACCGGCATCTCCGCCATCTTCGGCGGCCTCGGCGCGGGCCTCGGGGTGAAGGCTCGTAATAAAACCTACGCCCCCGAGGAATTGGTCACACTTGAATCCCAAGTCAAAACTGGCCGCGCCACCCGCCAAGAGGCCGAGGACTACCGAGTCATGCGCCAAGCCGTGGATACCCTCCGCGCCGACGACCGCCTCATCGATGCCCAAGCCATCCGCCGCGCCACCGTGGACGCCGCAGGCTTCCGTTTCCTCGATACCACCGAGATCATCAACCCCCGCTTCCAGCGCGAGCTTTTGGCTTACGCCGCCGAGAATCCTGCCGCCGCCGTGCCGCTTTCTGGAAGCCCCGCCGCCTACACCGGCCAAGCCTTCATCAACCGAGGCGGCCCCGCGCCAGCCTTCCAAGGCGGCACCAACGCCCTGCCCGGCCCCGAGGGCGTGCCTGCTTTACCAGGGCCCGCCGCCGAGCCGTCGAACATCCTACCCTTCGACCCCACCACCGCCACGCTGGTTGACGACATTCCCCCAACCGCCTCTGCTCCCGCAGCAAGCGCACCAACAGCGCCTGAACTGACAGGCTCACCCGAAATGATCGCCGGGGAGGGGGCCACGCCTTCGCCGCCCGCCAAGCCCAAGCGCAAGTTCCCCCGCATCTCCTACGATCCCGGCACATTTCCTATCCTTTCCGCGCTTCAAGAAAGCCCGATGCGCCCAAGCTCTAGCGGCACAGCGGGCGGAGAGAATGATTTTTGGAACGAAATCCGCCGCACCGGCAGGCACTTCGCCGAGACCCACCGCTCGACAGGCCAACCCTACGATGTCCGCGCCCAAGAACTCTTCGAGCGAGGTTTATTGCCCGACCCCTCGCCGGATACTTTGTTCAATGCCTATATGTCGGAGGTCAATAGCTACCGTCAAATCAAGGATGGCGACCCCACCGAGGCCGAGCAAAATAAAATCCAGAAGCAATACGACACCTTCACTAAGCAAGCCCTCGACCCCTCGAAGACAAAGAAATCCAAACTGCAACCGGTCACGACCAGCGACCTCAAGATCGGCGACCGCGTGAAGATCGCAGACGAATGGCTCAATGTGAAAGCCATCGACCCCGAGACCTTCACCATTTCCCTGGAAGACGGCGCAAAGTTTGGCCTCCAGAAAGTGGAAGACGGCACGCAAATGTGGGTGCAGGAAACCGAAATCTCCCCCTCACAGGATGATGGCTTCTCATTTCTGAATGAGACCGACACCGCGCCCGCCGCACCCCCGCAGGCCGAGCCCTTCTCAGGCAACCTTTTTACCCCTGGCGAAATGCCATTCAGCCTCGACCGCCCGCTGGATGACGACAGCTTAAAGCTGCAACGCGAAGCCGACGAAGCCAACCGCCAGCAAGCGGCGGAGGAGGAGGCGCAGAAGAGCCAAACCAACATGGCCTTCGCCGATGCCGGACCCCCTGCCAAATCCTCCCGAGGCGGCAAGACCATGGCCGACGCCGGCCCGCCCGCGCCGCTCCTCTCCACCACCGCCACGCTCCCCAAGCCCCCGCTCGAAACCTACAACGACGCCCAAGTCTTCGCCGACTTCCCTGATGCCGTGGGCGTGGTGCGGTCCTCGAAGGGAAGCGGCTGGACGATGCCTCTGATCCTCGGCGGCACGGACAAGGTGCCCGTCATGGAAATGCCCGAGCTGGTAGAAATGGTGCGCTCCCTCACCGGCAACGACCCGAAATTGAAACGAATGCCCAAAGCCTTTGGCACATTCAACCCCAGCTCCGGCATCATCACGCTCCGGCCTGACCTTTTCCAAAACGAAGCCAGCGCCATGATGACCTTCGCCCACGAGATCGGCCACCTGGTGAGCTGGATGGATGAGCGCAACATCAAGCTCGGCAACCTCGGCGGCCACATCATGAATGTGGGCAACTATCTTAAGAGCACCTTTCCAATAACGCCCGGCGCAGGCCCGGCCCTCACCACTGCCGACCGCCGCAAGCTCCAAGCCCAAGCCAAGAGCGAGAATCCTTCCGATCCCGACGCCCGCACCGCCCGCTACCGGGAGCTTGTGCAACAAACCATGGACACTCGGAACCTTGGCGCTGTCTCCGAGAAGCAGGGCGGCTACTCGCCGAACATCCGCGAAGAACTCATCAACCTATCCGAATGGTGGAAGCCATTTAATTACGACGACGCCAAGGATAGCTATGTGGACTACCGCCACAGCGCCGAAGAACTCTACGCCGACGCCATCAGCGTGCTCTTCAACTCCCCGGCGGACCTCCAAGCCCGCGCCCCCGTATTTTACAAAGCCTTCTGGAACTACGCCGACGCCCGCCCGCAGGTGAAGGCCAGCATCTTTGAAATCCAAAACCGCATCCTCATGGGCCGCGATGCTGTGCTGGATAAGCGCCTCGCCCGCGACCTGGAATCCTTCAAGGCCGGAGCCGAGGTTTTCGTTGGCAAGCAGGCCGCCGCTGCCGAGCGCCGCGCCAGCCTCACCGGCTGGTGGGAAAACCTCAAAGACCAATACTGGAACCGCTACCAACCCCTCATCGAATCCGCCGCCAAGGCCCGCGCCGCTGGCACCATCACCAAGGCGGAGGAGGACGGCATCCGCTGGCTCACCGAGGAGCACCCGCTGGCCGATAGCAAGCTCCAGCTCAAGCTCGCCGACATTGGCCGCCTCTACCAAAGCCTCGATGCGGCAGGCGTGCCGCGTGATTATTTCGGCGTCTGGCTCAAGCATCACCGCATCGCCAACGAACGCTACGAAGTCACCGAGAAGATCAAGGGAATGGATCTCACGGTGGAGAAAGGCCGCGCCGTGATGGCCAACCCTGGCGGCGAGACCGCCCGCACCTCCGCCGAAATGCTCGCCTCGCTCCAGCAGCGCCTTGGCCCTGAGAAAACCGCCGCCCTCGAATCCGCCGTCGCGGGATTCCGCGATGTTGTTTTCACCATCATGGAGGATGCGAACGACGCCGGGCTTTTCTCTGCCGACCTCTGGGAAATCATCAGCGCCAACCGCGACAACTACGCCGCCTTCACCCCGCTGGAATATGTGCAGGAGTATCTGCCCTCAGCGATCCGCAAGCAGGTGGGAACCTTCAAGGAAATCGCCGACCCGCTCCAGCAAACGGTGCTTAAATCCATCAGCATCCACCGCGCCGCGCAGAATAACCGATTCAAACGCGCCGCCGTGGAGGCCATCCGCCAGACCGCGCCGGAGTTGGTGAAGCCCGCACCCATGAAATACAATGGCAAGGCGATGGTGCCGCAGGAGTCACAGGAAACTGGCCTCTCCTTGGTGCAATGGAAGGACGATGGCCAACTCACCGGCGTTCACCTCCCCGACCGCTACGCCCGCATGTGGGAGGATCAATCCCCCGCCGAGCGCGACGCCATTCTCAAGCTCCTCTCGACGGGATTCCAACGCCTCGTCTATGGCGCGATCATCCGCTACAACCCGGCCTTCCAGCTTTTCATGTCGCCCGCCCGCGACCTTCAACGATCCATCACCAATATGCCTGGCGGCATCCAAGGCCGCGCCCGTTTCCTCCAGCGCCTCCTCGATCCCGAAACCTGGGGAGCCTCCGTGGAATGGGCGAGGGGAGACATCGGCAAGACCGAACTCCTCCGCGAGATGATTGAGAACGCCGCCACAGGCGGACCGCACAGCGCCTTCGGTGGCCGCATGGGGAGCGACGACGACAGCCTCGACGCCATCCTCCGCAAGTATCACCTGCAAGATCAGCAATCCCGAAATGGTTTTGTCCGCGCCCTCATGGCCCCGCTCAAAGGCATCGAGTTTGCCGGGCAAGTCCTGCAACTCCTACCCAAAGCCGCCGCCTACAAAGTCCTGGTCAAAGATACCGGCATCCCCGCGCCGCAAGCAGCCAACACCATCCGCAACCACATCGGCATCCCGAACTACTACAAGAAAGGCCGCCACGCCCAAGCCGCAGGTGCGCTGGTGCCGTTTCTCAACATCTTCCTCCGCTCCTACGACTCGCTGCAACGCAACCTCCGAGGAGCCGAGCGCAACATGGGCGGCAAGGAATGGTGGCTCGCCTGGGCGCTCACCGGCGGCGGCCTCATCGCCGTCATGCAAACCCTCGCCAAAGAAGGACTCTTCGGCGAAGACCTCAAAAAGCTCTACTCCCGCGTGCCTACTTGGGACATGACGAACTTTGCCGTGCTGCCCCTCGGCGAAGTCCCCACCGGAGAGACCGGCGGCAAGACCGTCTATGCCCGCTTGCCGCAAGATGAAGGGCTCCGCGTCATCAACGGCGTCGTAAGTAAAATGCTCACCTCGGCCATCCGCTCCGCCAAAGGCGATCCCACCGCGCCACAACTCGGCGAGGTTTTCGCAGGCATCAGCTCCCAAGTCCCCGGCACCAACACCATCGTCGAACTCGGCCAGAACTGGACAACCTTCCTGGCGGGCCGCAATCCGCGTGATGATTTTCGCAACCGCTACATTCTCTCCGACGACCAATGGCTCGCCGGGGGATGGGAGGCCACCAAGCCCATGCTCGGCTGGACGCTGGAGCAAACCGGCATCACCAACTTTTTCACCTACGATCCCAAGGCCGACACGCTCACCGAAACAACCCTCAGCGCCGCGCCTATTCTGAATCGGTTCATCAAAATCAGCGACCGAGGCGTTTATCAAAGCGAAGCCAAAGCCGACGAAGCTGACAAGCGCGACATGGCCAAGGTCCGGCTCTCGCTCCCCGACCAGGTGAACGGCCTCCGCACCGAATACAACTACCTCAAAAACCGAGGCGAGAACCGCAGCGACCGCGAAACTTTGCGCTACTACGAACTCGGCCAATGGTATCGCACCTACCGGCAAGCCATGGACGGGGTGGAAACCAACATGGAGTTTGGCAACCGCGCCGCCGCGCAATCCGCCATTCGTGGCCTAGTCCAAGACAGCAAACTCTACAAAGCCCGCTAAAGCGGCTTCGGCCTTTCCAGCAGGGCGTGGTAGTGCTTCTCGACGACATCCATCGAGTCGCGCAGCAGCTTTGCCGCAACCTCCAGGCCGTCCCGCTGGGCGATCCGGCTGCCGTATTCCTTCCGCAAATTATAGGCTCCCTTCGCGCCATCGGGGATGAAGCGCCGCACAAATTCGTTGATGCCATCGTGCGTCAGGTCGTCGGCCTCGGTCTTGTGAGCGCGGGGGATCACATACTCGCCCTCGCCAAGCGCGGCCTGGATCAACCGCAAAAGGCGGAGATTCGCAGGCACTCGGCCATACTTTCCATTTTTGCTGTGAAAGTCGGGGCGCTTGATGAGAACCAAATCGACGCCGCGCTTGTTGGGAAGCCAATCCACCCAATCCCACCGCAGCTTGGCCACCTCGGAGTTTCGCAACCCCGCCCGCCGCATGAGCCAATAAATCGCCCACACGCGAGGATCTTTCCGCCGCAGGGGAATCCTCGCCGCCGCATCCATCCGCCGCAGGATGTCGCGGGGAATCGGCTCGTAGCTTTGATCCTGGGCTTTTCCGCCAGAGACTTTCCAAAACTCCGTCAAATCCGGCAGCGTCAAATCCGCGAAGAGATGCATCCGCCGCTGGGCCACCACTTGCTTGACCGTCTGCACACTCGACCGCACGCCCGCCTCGGTGCAGCCCGACGCCAGCCGCGCCGTGATCCAACCTCGCAAGACCGGAGCCGTGAGAACCAAATGAGAAGACACGCCGCGCCAATCCGCCTTGCCGCTGGCCTCGGCGACATACTTGGCAAAGCCGCTCGCAGCCTTCACCGCCGATCCGCCAGGGCCGTGGAGCTTGAACCGGTCCACGATCTCCCCAGCCGTGGCATAGCCTGGACGCCGGACGACCTTCGCCAGCTCCTCCTCGTTGCCTGAGCGCAATCCCTCGGAAATCTTTTTAGCCTTCGCCTCCGCCGCCGCCCGCCCGGCTTTGTTGTTGATCGAAACCCCCGTCGCCTTCTCGACTCGCTTGCCGTCAAGCTGCACGCGGTAATACCAGCCATTGCGTGATTCTTTCCAGTAAACCGAAATCTCGTTGTGTTTTCTCATAGGGTCGCCACTTTTGTCCGCCACTTTGTCCACCACTTCAATGTGAAATTCTTTAGATGGGGTAAACGCATTAGACAGTCAAAAGCTGGAAGTTTCTGACAATTTGCCTAGGGAAACCGAAGATGGTCGCCACTTTGAGGGGGTGAGGGGAATGCAGCCGGAAAGACTCGAACTTTCAACCTTCTGATCCGTAGTTTCTGAATCTATCATTATGTTGCAATAATTTAAGTTGTGCGTCCGCCACTTTGGTCGCCACTTTACATTTTAATTCGGCGGCGTTCTTCTTCGGTGGGTTGGGTGGGGCGTCCGGTGGCTTGGTTGAGTTGCTGGCGTATCCAGGCGCTTAATTTTTCGGGGTGGGAGGCTCGTATCCAGGCGGATTTTTCCTCGGGCCAACAGAAGAATTGGATTTTGGCGGTCATGTTTTCGGCTTCGGGGTCGCGGGCGGCGTTGCGTTTGCCGGTGTTTCCGTGGAGTTGTTGGTCGTTCATTGTGTGGTTGGATATTTGATTAGGATTGTCTCGGCGTTTTCGATGGCGAGAACAAGAAACTGGATGTTGATTTTTGTGGCAATGGGGTTCTCGATCTCTTGGGTGACGCGTTTGGCGGAGTCGGTGAGTAGGGCGAGGCCGGTGTAGAGTTTATGGGGGAAATTTTGCGTCCGTCCGCAGGGTTGTTTTCGACGGGGGCTGAGGGTGATTCGTGAAGTTGCTTTCATGGTTCGGTGCCGGAAGCCGTCCGGCGCGGGTTGAATTTTTATGGATTTTCGAGGCCATCCGCTTTGTTTTATTCCGGC